TGCAGGATGAGAAGGAATTGTTTGAGTGCGCTTGTGGTGTAAATGTGTATTCTCCTGAGTGGGATGCTCTTATGAACCATGTTTTTAAATATGGTAAGGAGCGGATGATTGCAGGAGATTATAAAGCATTTGATGGCAGAATGTCGCCAAGATTTATGTTAGCTGCATTCAAAATCCTTATTGAAATTGCTATTAAGTCTGGAAATTATGATGATGAAGATATTACTGTAATGCGTGGTATTGCAGCTGAAATCACCAACCCGACTTATGATCATTTTGGTACTTTGATGCAGTTCTTTGGATCAAATCCATCAGGACATCCTTTGACTGTTGTAATTAATTCGATAGTAAATTCTCTTTATATGAGATATTGCTATTATGAGATTGCAAAAAAGGAGAAGTGGTGGAAAGTACCAAGATTCAATAAGGTTGTGGCATTAATGACTTATGGTGACGACAATGTTATGTCTGTCGCTAAAGGTTATGATGCCTTTAATCACACTCGTATTGCTAAGACTTTGGCAAATGCTGGATTAGAATATACTATGGCTGATAAGGAATCTGAGTCTGTGCCGTATATTACGGCTGCAGAAGCAGGTTTCTTAAAGCACAATGCTGTATATGATGAAGAATTAAAGCTTTATCGTGCAGTTATTGAAGAAAATTCTATACAGAAAACATTGCATACTCATTTAAGGAGTGATGTTTTGTCAGAGGAAATGCATTCTGCTAGTGCTATTACTGACGTGCTTGATAAATATTTCCATTTTGGAGAGGAAATTTACAATAAGCGTAAAAGTGAGCTAGAAGAAGTTGCAAGAGAGTGTGGTTTGATTGGCTATGTCGGCGAGCTTAAAACTTACAAGGAGCAAATGATTCGCTTTTGTGAGAAATATGCTTGGCCAATGCCTTCAAAATACCAGGCCTAGATTGTAGGCCCGCGCTTGCAAGCGCGTAATAAATATGCCCTGCGTAGCAGCATGCAGGTTAAGTTGAAGACGCCAAATGAGGTAGTTACTTGCTTACTATAAGGAACTTCCTGCCTTTAAGTATGTAGAGAAAACTCATTTGATTGACCCTGCCAGTCGGGGTACCCCTATTTAGGGGAGGAGAGTTGAGACTCCAAAAAGAGAAGCTCTGTGTATGCTTTTATGATGCGGAAAGAATACATATTTAAATAAATTTGCATTACTAATAATAATAATTATATATCTTTTATAATCAATCACATTATTAATTTTATGAAATTTGAAGATTCCAGAGTATGAGTATGAATCTCAGTCTGAGATTATTCGTTCAACTCCCATGGAGGGAGATGATAAGGTCAAAAGTCAGATTGTTTCTTTTGCTGATGACGATGCTGGATGGGCTGTTGATATTGGCAGTTCTACAGATAGCACCATGAATTTAGCAGATAATATGAGTTCCGACTCTTTAGGGAATTTTCTTAAACGTCCAATCTCTGTTGCACCCCTTAATTGGGTTGTAGGAGCACCATTTTTATATGAATTTAATCCTTGGGATTTGTTTTGTTCAGATCCTTTTGTTAAGGAAAAACTCAATAATTTTGAACTCTTACGTTGCAATTTGTGTGTTAAATTGACTATTAATGGAACACCTTTTCATTATGGTCGTTTGTTGGCATCTTATAATCCATTAAATGGGTATGATCAAGTTACAGTTGTAAGGAATTTTATCGACCAGGATTTGATTGGTGCTAGCCAACGACCTCATGTCTTCTTAAATCCAACTAAAAGTGAAGGAGGTACACTACATTTACCTTATTTCTTTCGAGAAAATTATATGTCACTTACAGATAAAGATTACGAAGATATGGGAAAGATTACTATTAAATCGTTCGGGTTTTTGAATCACGCAAACGGTGGTAATACTCCAGTGACTATCAGAGCATTTATTTGGGCTGAGGACGTTGTTCTTACTATGCCTACTACTTTGGTCTCTCAATCTGGGAGAATTAAGAAGTTAGGCAATGATGAGTATGGGCAAGGCATTGTTTCTAAGCCTGCGAGTGCTATTGCGAAAGCAGCTGGAGCTCTTAAAGGTTCACCAATTATTGGCCCTTATATGAGAGCTACAGAAATGGTAGCTAATGGTGTGGGAGATATAGCCAAATTATTTGGATATAGTCGACCACCACTCTTGCAGAATGAGATTGTAGTCAAACCACAATGTGGGTAACGCAGCAAACGTAGATGCTCCTGAAAATATTCATAAGTTGACATTAGATTCCAAGGCTGAAGTTACTATTGATCCAAGAGTGACTGGTTTATCAGCTGAGGATGAGATGAATCTATTGAGTTTAGTTCAGAAGGAGAGTTACCTTACTACATTTAATTTTAGCTCTGCTAATAATTTAAATGATTTGTTGTGGCAATGTAGAGTCAATCCTTCGTTACATGGAATTTTCCAAAATGAGATTCATCCTACGTCCATGGCTTTCTTTATGAATTATTTCAGAAGTTGGCAGGGTTCGATTAAATTTAGATTTCAAATTATTAAATCTAATTTCCATCAAGGTCGCATCATTGTTCGATACGATCCGAATTCTTTTGGCAATTCAGTTGTTAACTACAACGTTAACTACAGTCGTGTTGTTGACATTTCCGAAGAAGATGATTTCGAGATCATTGTTGGGTGGGGACAAAAGGAACCCTTTTTAAACGTTCCTTCTATGGATCCTTCCAATAATTGGTTTAATAGTTCTTTGCCGCGTCTTTCTACTGATTCAAATAGAGAGCATAATGGAGTACTTGAGGTTGATGTTGTCAATGAACTGGTTTCACCGCTTCAAAACCAAAGTATTTCCATAAATGTTTTTGTATCTATGTGTGAAGATGCTAAATTTGCTGATCCCATTCAACAAAGATTGAATGCGTACCATTTGTGGCCTCAAGCGGAACCTTTGGAATCCCAATCTGGAATGGAAGTAATGGAATTGAGTGATGGGTGTTGTGACGATAAACCTGGTGAATCTGAAAAGACTACTACATTAACGAAGTCAATGCCTGAGGCTGATCAAATGATGAATGTATTTTATGGTGAAATTCCTACAACATTACGTGAGTTATGCAAGCGTTATGTTCTTACACGTTCTTATTTGTGTCCTCTTTCCACGTCATACAATTCATGGCAGCAACATTCCCTTTTAAACAAGGATTTGCCTTACCAAACAGGATATGATCCTCAAGGGTTAGATGCTTCGACTATTGCTGGTAATGTTACCCTTAGTTATAAGAGCCCATTATCTTATTTTATGCCAGCCTATGCCGGATACAG